GTAATTCAGGTAAAGATATATTTTTTACTTCTCCTACGTAATATATATCTTGAAAATTAGGATCTTCTGTATAAGACCATACTAAACAAGCAGGATCTACATATTCCACTGTTATTCCCTCTGCTCTATTCCAATTTGTTTTTACTGCTCCTATTCCTAATGATACTAAATCTTTGTTAAATCTTCTTCTAGTTAAATCATATTTATTCTTAGCTAAGGTATTAGAAATTAATTCTTCTTCTGCTAACTCAATAGATTGTTTGTAATCTAATTGCATATGAATCTCTAATTCTTGTTCGCTTTCAGGTACGTTTTCCATAAATTGAGTATCCGAAACATTCATTCCTAATGATTCCTCAACTTGATTCATATAATTTCTAGTCTTAATATCTTTATGAATGCGAGTAGCATAAGCAGTTCTTTTTTGCCTAGACGCTGGATCTTGAGCATACGCTCTAATATCATAAATTTTATCAGACATACCATTAACAACTATGTCAACAAACTTAGGAATAACTGGTACAATAGACCAATCTAAATTCAAATAAGATAAATCTCCACATCTTTATATTTCTGTATAGGTTGTTCGCCTCTAGCGTAAAGTCGTCTACGATGAAATATATCCCAATTAAAAGAATATCTAGTTCCACCAACTCCTTGCCTAAACCATTCACCTTCAATAGCACGTGCAACCTGCAGACCATATTCAGCGCTCATTTTCTCCTCTTGTGGTACTACTTGGTCGGGAAAAGAACTTCTTGAGTTTGTATAAATCATTTACTAATTATATTTTTTTGTATTATCTTTGAAGTTACGTCAGTATTATCGTAAGTTTTAATTCCTAAATCTATTTTTTTCATGGATCTATCAGCTATAGGTTTATATTTATTTCTATTACAAGCCATAAGTGCTAACCCTGAACTAATACTCGCATCGTGTTTTGTTCGATTGTGAATATTAAATTTAGCCCAATCTTCTAGAGTTTCTTGAAAATACATTTCTCCACAGTATCCATTAGGATCAATTCCTACATGATTTTCTATATACGATTCAATTGCAGCAGCATGTGCTTGTTTAATGTCTTCACTTGAGTTAGGTAATCCTCCTAATTCTCTTTCTGTTATAGATAATTTACTCCAAATTTTATCTGGTCTATTGATAGAAAAATTTCTATATCCTCTTCTTTTTAAATAATAAAGTAAACGTGGTTTATTATTTTCAGCTAATATTGGCATTCCATAAAACACTAAAGCCATTAACACGTCCTCAAAAAATATTTCTGCTGTTGGAGGACGAGAAATATATTGAAGAAAAAAATGATTAATAGGTCCTTCTTCTAAATGAAACTTAGTTAATCCATGTAAAGATCCTTTAGATCCTCTACCATCCACTGTTCCTGAAATATCATATGGATCACATCCAAATGCCCCTATGTGTTCATTACCTGGATATTTTAAACCTTGTTTTACTAAAACTTGATTTTGCAATTCTCTTGGAGGAGCCCAACTTATTTTAAATCTTCCATTAACATTAGGCATAAAAATAACTTGAGTATCTTTTACACCATCTAACCATTGAAAATTTCCACTAGTAATTTGAGTGGAATTATTTATATCTTCATTATAATCTATTTGTTCGTATATTTTAATAAGATTAAATAATGATTCTTTAGTTTCATCACGAAAGGCGTGTTTTTCAGTTCTTGGAAATTGGCGATAATATTCATTTAAAGCATCTTGATCACTTTTTAAACCATCTACTTCATTATCCCAATGTTCTATCACTCCAATATTAATCCAGTTGTCATCAATTCCTTTAACAGCAGTTTTAGGAGTATCAAAAACAGGATAACCAAATTTATTAATAAATCCTTCGTAATTCCATTCCATAGGAATAAATAAAGAATATAAACCTTCTTTAGTTTGGAGATTTTTATTTCTATTTAATACATTAGATCCACTATAAATATCTTTGAAATTTTGTCCTCCCTTATCTAAAGCATTACTAGTAGAACCCATCATACATTTACCTACCACTCTACTTCCTAATCTTAAACAAGTCTTAGTTACTTTCCAATTATTCTTTATATTATCAGGTCTCTCCCACTTTCCACTTTCATCATGAGCTAAAATTTTTAATTTTTCACCATCATAACTATTATCTCCTGTGTTCTTCCAATCTATCGTTGTATCTAATCCTTCTAATTCTCTAAGCTCTTCATTAATTTCCAACTTTCGGCGTGTAAGTTTAGATGCCGGGACCCTATATGCCAGTTCGGTTTTAGGACGATCCATACCATCCTGGATCGGTTTAAAGAAGAATGGATAATTAACCGAGATTGGTACAACTTTATCTGTGAACATTTTTTTAGCATCTGCTCCACTCTTTGATAAAATCCCGTATCTACTGTCAGATGATATTGTTGCCTGATTAACGAGTTCTGATGATGCCATAAAGGAAAATCCAGATCGTCTGTTTTTAAGGTAACACATGCCATAACATCGGGTATCTGCTTTACACGCTTCCCAAAAGATAAAGAACAATCTATTGGATTCTCTGTAGTCTGGTGCTCCAACATCAATCTTTGACCATTGCAAGTACATGTAGTGAGTACCAGTGATGTAAGTAGGAATACCATTGTTATAAAACCAAAAACCTTGTTCACGTCTATTAAATTCTTCATCTATATAATCCCACCATTTTTCTCTAAATTCCACTGGATATTTTTCCCAATCAAATCTATTTTTTATTCTTTTTAATTCTTTTGGATATTCTGCTTTTTCCCAAAATTGTTCTTCTTTATTATCATTACGTTTTATTGGACTATTTACAGCAGGTAAAGCAATTCTTAAATTTTGTATTTCTATAATCTTCCCAATTTTACCTGTTCTACTTATAACAATAAAATCATATTCAGGATTATATCCATAAGACCATTTCTTTAAACGATTTTGCTTTTTAAAGATTTTAGGATTAATTAAATCTTTAACTTCTTTCCATAATGTTTGCTTATACATTATTTAGATCTTTTTTCTGCAAATCCTTTAAAAGTATTTACGGGTGTAATTTCTTCTTTTTTAACTCCATCTAAAATAGCTTTTTCTTCTTCTATTCTATTAAGAATCTCAAACGCATCAAATATTGCTAGTTTCTTTGTTGCGGCAGCATTTTTTAGACGATCCGCAGACACATCCTCCCCTGTATCTACAATTTCTTCTTTCGCTACTTTTATCAACTCCTCTACTGCTATTTGTCCAGCTTGGATTATATTCTTTTTCGTTTCCTTTACGTTCATGCTTGATTATAATATCTTTTGATTTCATACAATATAATAGTGTGTTGTCTAATGCAAACTCAAATTCTCTATCAGGTTTAAAAGAAACAACATCTCCTTCTTTTATTCCCTCTTTTTCTAATAGAGTATTACCATATTTAACTATTCCTTTTTGAGTTTCTTTTTCTAAAGGAATTATAAAACATCTATCCATGAAGCTTTTCCATTTATCTTTTGTTTTATACAAATATATTTGATCTGCTCCACAAAAATACAAATCATCCTTGAAGTAAGATCTACTATTTCTTTCAACTCCCTTGACATCATACCATCTTCTAAAAATATTATGATGTATACAGATTATATCTCCTACCTTAATAGAAAAATTCCAAGCATATGGAACTTCAACTACTTTAGCTAATTTACTTATAGATTTAAAAGTTTCAATACTAGTATTTACTATAACCTCTTTATTTTTAATAATCTTTGTATTGTTATATCTTTTATCTAAAGGGGTAATAATAAAGTCATATAAACTACGCACTGTATTCTAGATCAAATTCAACTGCTATCGCCATATTAGAGTTAAATTTTTTCCACGGTAATACTTCATTATCTTTTTTAATATAAATTAAGTACTCTCCATCTTTTTCATCTCCAATAATGTCACAAATAATATGACCCCCATAAACAGCTTGTCCTACAGCGTAGTGCATAGCTTCATTTTTATAATCGGCTCCTATGCTTATTTTGCGTATTTTATTTAGCATCTTCTACTACTTTTAACTTAGATATATCTTCCTTGTCTAATTCAACATAACTACCATCTTCTAAATTTATATTAATAGCTCCATAAGTATTTTCTAAATTATGTTTAGTAGTTTCTATTTCTTTATTGTTATCAGCTAATTGGTGTAATAAAGCATGTTTTTGGGTTTCTAATAAACCTATGTTTTTAATTAATGCTTCTAAATTGCTTTGTTGATCTTTTATTATTTTTAATTCTTCTTCTTTAATTTTATTCATTTTATTTTATTTAATTTATAATCATTATGTGTATTGGCAATCAAACCAAAACATCATTTCAGCGTTTTGTTGCGGTGCTGTTCCAGTTTCTGTACAAACCATTGTTAACATAGTATCAGCTGTACAAGCTATAGGTGCTAATGGAGTATATATTACATAAGGCCAAGTTCCAGCATCTGTGTCATTTAAGTCAAAAATATTTCCAAAATTATCTACCAATGTTGTATTACCCGCTGTAGGACTGTTTGAAG